TTCGCCCCGGCCTTTTGCGTTATTCCTCCTTCTTCGCCTTTTCCGCGTCCTTCACCCATTTGTCGATATCCTTGGATTTCTCCTTCCGGTTGAAGCCCAGCGCCGCGTAGATCTCGAGCAGCTTCTGCTTAAGCTTTCTCCGCTCCTCCGGCGTTGCGGCAAGATACTGCGCCTTGTACGCCGTCGTGACCTCCCTGCTGAGATCCTTCGCTTCCTTTCCGTGCTCGAGGTATTCCTTCGCTGCCTCTTTGATGTCTCCGCCCGCCTCGATCGCGTTCAGGAAATCGTCGTACATCTTGTAGTCCTTGTCGTCCGCCTTCCGGATCCACTCGCGGTACTTCCAGTATGCGTCGTCCTCGTTCTTGGCCCAGTCGTTGGCGACCATCCGCTGGATGGCCTTCTCCTGCGTGACCGTCCCGGCGACCGCCGCGTCGCGCAGCTCGTCCCGGTTGTGGTTGTCCTCGGCCTCTGCGAGGTACTTCTTCATGAAGTCGATCTTGCCCTGCTCATCGAGCTTGTCCATCTCCTTCTGCTGGTCCTCATTGGCGAACACCTGATAGAAATACGCCGTCTTTGCCGTGTCGCTGATGCTGTAGCTCTTAAGCAGCATCTTCTTGTCGTATTCCTTCTCGACGTTCTTGATCGCCTGCACGAACGTGTAGGTCTTCCTCTGGTCCTCTCCGCCCTCCGTGATCGCCTGATAGGCTTTCGTCTCCTTGACGGACAAAGACTTGAATCCATTTTCGATCCAGTCCTGCGCCTCCTGCGTCGCTGTTCTGCCGAACAGCACGCCCTGCGCCAGCTTCAGCGGCACATCGCCCGGCCGGTCTGTGTACGTCGGATATTGCAGCTGCTGCTCGCCCTCGTTGTTGAGCTTGTATTTGCCGCCGTTCACCACGGACATGATGCCCTGCAGGCTCTTTCGTGCCTGTCCGCCGCCCATCGGCAGCGCCGCATACGAAAGCGGCTTCGAAAGCTCGTCTACCAGCACCTGCGCTTTCTTCTTCGTCGCCATGTCCTCTTTGCTCGACAGCAGCGCCTTGTTGACCTTCTCCATATCCGGGAACGCCGAGATGACCGCAATGCGGTTGCCCTGCAGGTCAAGACCTATCGCCTCGTCCAGCCCCGTCATTGCCAGCAGCTGCGTGTTCGGCAGCTCGTCGACCACGCGGCTCGCAAAGCCTTTCCATACTTCCTCCGGCGTCTTCTTCTCCGTCGTATAATCCCAGTTCTTCGGGTTCACGCCGTACTCGGCCATCGCCTGCCACGTGTTCGGCACCTTGTACCCCGACACGTCGCCGACCGTATCGTTCAGCATGTCCAGCGGGTCCAGCGCCGGCCGCCTGCCAAGGATCGCTTCTGCCGCCTCATTATAGAGCCATGCGCCGATTGCGAATTTCAGCAGCGCCTTCACCAGAGCCAGAACGCCCTTCTTCCGTTCCTGCGGGCGCATGTCCTTGAAGATCCAACTCAATTCGTTGTTGACCTCCAGCTGGAACTGCGTGAACATCTTCACGATAGGGCTGCGCACCGTGTACATGAGCGGCGTCGCGCCCTTGCTGCGGTCTGCCATGATGCCGGACGCGAACTGGTCGGCTTCCTCCAGCGCGCTCTGCTGCGACATGCCGCGCTGCATGTTCTCGATCACCCGTGCCCGGACGATGGACCCCGTCGTAAATCCATCGATCTTCTCCATCACCCATCCCGCGATCTCAGACGCCTTATCCATGCTTGACTGTGAAAGTCCGTGATACCCGCTCCGGTTGTTGATGAAGACCGACTGCTGGTCCAGCCCGTCCGCCTGCACGTAGTTCGCCAGCGTGTACCACATGCCCTTCATCATATTGACCGCGCTCGTCTGCGCCCACGCCTGCGTCAGTGGGATGAAGTTTGTGACCGCCGAGCCGATATTCGCCGCGACCATGTTCGCGCCCACGCGCTGCTGTGCCTTCCGCATGAAGTTATAGATTTTCTGCGGGATGATCTCTTCCAGCTTCCTGTCAAGATCCGTGCGTTTCCCGGCCAGCACATTTGTGTACTGTGTCAGCCATGCCGCCATGTGCGACATTCGCGTCCGCCCATTCTTTGAAAGCTCATCGATCAGCTGCTGCTGCTTGTCCGGGTCAAGCGTGTTATTTGCCTTGATCGCGTCCATCTGCTGCCGGATGCCTTCGTCGCTCGCGCGGTAGCGGATCTGCGTCTCCAGTGCCCGCATGCGCTGCACATCCTCCGTGTGGAAGATCACGTCGCTCGCCGTATCCAGATACAGATCAAGTCCCTTGATCGCATTGTACGCCGTCGCGTAGCCCAGCCGTTCGTTGGCATTCTTGAAATACCGGATGCCCGGCCGGAATCTGGACGTCAGCCCGTTGATCGTCGTCGGCAGCGGTGAGACCGTCCCGGTGAAGCCCAGCTCCCGCCCAAACCGCGCAAGGATGCTCTCCTCATTCTCCGTGAAGTGCGGGAAGTACCCGCGCCGGTAGGAGACCGGGTCATAGCCGAACTGCACGCGCACCTGGTTTATCATGTCGAGCAGCTCATCATAGATCTTATGGAACTCCGTGATCGCCTTGTCGATCTTTGCAAAGTCCATGTTCGGGTTATCCGCTTTCAGCTTCTGGATGACAGCCAGCCATTCTTCATAGGTCTTGCCGTCCTTCTTCGCCTCCGCGTCCTGCCCCTTCAGCATCTCCGCGTTCTCCTGTGCCTCGCCCAGCAGCTGCACGGCGTAAGCCTCGGAGTCTGCGTTCCCTCTCATGACCTTCTCGCTGATATCCAGCTTCTTGACCCGCTCCTGAATTTCAAGGATGAAGTTCTTCCGTGCACTCTCGTTCTGCTTGATCTTGTAGATATACTTGTTATTGAACTCCTTCGCCAGCACGTCGCCACCCGGGATCTTCCGCATCACGTCCGCGAAGTTTCGTTCCGGTGTCTCCGTGTTGTAGCCCCAGCCGGACCCCTTGTCGGCCCACTGGTCAAACTTCGCCGCGTCCAGATCCGCGTCCACCTCGTCAAGCATCCGCTGCTTGTTCTGCATGCGCCATGCCCGCAGCGTCAGCATCCGCGCGTCATACGCCGCTTTCGCCTCATAGACGTCCAGGATGCCCTTGCTGTTTTTCATCTTCCGCACGGCTTCCTCGCTGATATCTCCGCGCAGCAGCGCGCCGACGATCTTCTGGTCTTCCGCCGTCAGCAGGTTCTTGTTCATAACATACTGCACACGCCCACGGAGCTTCTTGACCTCCTTGCTGAGTTCCAACGCTTCTTCTGCCGACTGCGGGATCGCCAGCCCCAGCAGGTCCTTCGCCTTCTTCTGCCGGTCGAGATACCTCTGCGTGACCCGCAGATCTGCGGCAAATTCCTTGACCGCATTCCTCGCGTCATTTTTCGCCCAGTCCAGCCGCGCATTCGTCGCTCTGGCCTCGAACACATTCTGCTTGACCTTGCTGACCTCTGCCGCGTCCACGCCCTTGTAGCCCTCGATCCATTCGCGCGTCTGCCGGATCCCTTCGGCGACCTTATAGATCTGCATGATCTGTGCGCCCGCCGTTTTGTTGCTCGCCTGGAACAACTGCGGCGCCTTCTTGTGGAGCGTCCAGTAAACGTCACGCACCGGCATTCCGTCGTCCCTGATTTGCAGGATCTTCGCCGCCTGCTGCCAGAACTGATTCCAGTATCGGATATCCTCTTTGTCCTGCGCCGGAATGGAGATCTTCTGATTCTCGATGAATTTCAGGACCCCCTTGTACTCCTCATAGTACGACCGGTTTTCCTCCATGCTGATCTCCGCCGCCGCGTCGACCAAATCGCCCACCAGCTTATTGTCCAGCTCGCCGGTCTGCAAAAACTTCCGCACGATCTGCTCCGTGAACGGCTGCAGCGTCTCCCGCTTCGCCTCCGGCGAAACGCCGAAGCTCCCCGCGATCTTCGCCAGCAGGAAGTTTTCCGCCCGCCTGGTGTACTGCGCCGCCTTCTCCCCCATCAGATCCCGATACCGCCCGTCCTGCGCGGAATACCGGAACTGACTGACCGACGGCGTGTTGTCCGCCTGCGGGAGCGTCCCGTTCTCAAAATAATCCCGGATCGCTTGCAGCACCTTGTCGGCGTGCGTCCCTCTGGAAAATTCCGTGCTGGAGATCGTGTTGCCCTGCGCGTCGTCAATGTCCAGAATGACCTCGCCGTGCTCCTTGCTGATAAAATCGCCGAGCGCGTCCATCTGCGCCTTCGTCGGCATGACGGCAAGATTGATGCCTCCACTCTCAGGCGAAATGCGGATGTTGCCTTCCTGCATAAAGCGCACCATGCCGCCGCTGTAATCTCCGCCGCCGTAGTCCTCGCCAAGCGCGTCAATGATATCCCGATGATCGACCGTCCGGTATCCGCCGGGTCCGCCCTCGTGCCGCCCGGAGAAATCCAGCCTTGCGCCGTTTAGCAGCACATAGCCCGTCTCGCTCCACTTGTACGTCCGCCCGAAATAGTCGAGCGCGGTCTTGTCGTTCTGCTTCCGCTGCTCCGCGGACATTTGATCTGCACTGGCAGAGAATTTCCCCTTGACAGTTTCTCCCGTTTTGGATATACTGTTTTTAGAAGAACCTGCGTCGGCGGCGTTTTTGCCGTCAACCCCGGCAGTGAAAGTCCGGGGGGCGTCGGTTCTTCTTTTTTTGAGTGAGAAGGTATAGACGAAATCACCATCATCCCGTTCCATGACGTCCAGGTTGAAGTCGTAAACGCCGTTCCGACCCGGCTGTGCATCATCGACATAGTTGATTGCATTTACGAAGTAATGCCAGCGCTCCGAACTCTCGTGCATCCGTGTCTGTTTGAACTCGCCTTTGCTGTTTTCATATCTGGATTCATTCGCAATTTCCCAGATATCATTTGCAAGGTTCAGCGTAATCAGGCGCTCCGTTCTGTTCCCGCGCCGGTTTCCATATGCCATTTTCCCGGCAAACCTCTCCCCGTTCGCTTCCCCGTCAAATCTGGCCGTGATTTGCCGCTCCTTGCCATCCTGCAAAATGGTCAGCTGTAGCGGCTTCTTTGCCCATACATCCGTAATCAGGCGATACATATAGGTCTTCTTTTCTTCCACCGTCATATCGCTGCCGAAATCGCTCTTGTACGTTTTCAGTCCGTTTTCTCCACGCCCGACCATACTGTATTTCGCCGGTGGCGCTCTCGCGCTGCCGGATTTTTTCTGCCACTTGCCGACCTCCATCTTCACGTCCGCGCGCAGCTTGTTCGTGCCGTAGTCCGTGCGGTTCATGCCGGCGTAGGTATCCGCGATGATCTCCTCGACGTAGGCGTCCGTGTCGTCGCCGTAGATCCCGGCGTATGCGTCCACATAGCTCTCGATCATCTCCTTTGTGATCTTGCCCTCGCCCAGCAGCCGCTTCTGGATCTTCGCCGCCATCTCCGGCCAGCGCTTGACAAGCAGATGATACCCCTCGTGCTTTGCCAGCTCGAACGCAGAATACTCCTCGCTGTCCGCCCGGATGAGCACGGAGCCGTCCTCCGTCACGGCGGCATCCGCATAAAACGTCTGCCCATCGATCTCCTGCGTCAGCTGCCCGGTGAAGAACCGCGCGTTCTGCACGCCCATCGACCGGAAGAACTTTTCCGCCGCCTGGATATCCTCGCTTCTGGCCTCCTGTCCCTTCGGCATGACGCGCACTTTTTGCGTGTTGTCCTTTCCAAAGCCGAGCTCCGAAAGCGTTACTTCATCCCAAGTCTTTGCGAGATCTCGCGCACCCTGCGCTCTCTTTCTTCCGGTGTCAGCTCTTTGCTGCTGTGCTGTGCTTTGGCGAACGCCTCCAGCCTGTCCTTCGGCACGCTGACCAGCCTGCCCGACTTGTCCTTCATCAGTAACCTCGATACTGCCATTGTTTACCCCTTTCTGCCCTGCGGCAAGGCCCGCTCGATAGGCGGCTGCCGCCACGTCCTGATTCATTCCTTCGGCGTAGCGCATGGCCCGCTGCTCACTCGCGCCGAGTCTGCCCTGCTCATAGACCAGTCCGAAGCTCTGCGCATACTGCTCCGCCGGCATGCCCGTCGTGTTCCCGTTCAGGAAATACGCCGCCGTCTGCTCGTCGTAGCCCGCTCTCTGGGCCTGCGTCTGCAGATACTGTTTCTCCTGCTGCAGCGCGGCTTCATCGAGCGCCTGCTCCGCGTCCGCCGTCTGCCGCTGGGCATACTGTACCGGATCCAGCTCTCCCATGTTCTCTGTCCCCGGAATTGGCGCAAATAAGCTGTCCTGGTCGTACTGCCGCTGCGCCGCCTGCTGGGTCTGCTGCACCGCCTGGACGCTCTGCTGTGCCCGATTCTGCTCCTGCTCCTGCTGGTACTGCTGCGCAAGCCTCTGGTTCTCCTGCGCCGTCTCCGCCGCGCTCTTGTAGATCTGGAACGTCTTCTCGTCCGCCTCGGTCTGCGCCTGCTCCTGCCGGGCCTGTTCCTGCAGCTGCTCGAGTCTGGTCAGCGTCTCCGGCACGCGCGGCTCCTGCCCTTCGTCCACTGCCGCCTGCTGCTCCTTCGCCACCTCACGCAGCGTGTTCTCCACGGCCTTCTGCGTCACCTCGCCGCCATCGTCCACGGTCTGCTGCAGTTCCTCGGCCAGCTGGTGCGCCTTCGTGCCCTCTTCCTGCGCCATTCCATAGTCGATGACGTCTTGCACTTCGCCCGCCTCGATGACCGCTCTGGCCGTCTGCGTGACGTTTGCCTCCAAAATCACGCGGTTCACGCCCGCATACGTCCCGGACATGGCAAGGCCGGACAGGCCGCCTGCGAGGAACGAAAGGCTGTCTTCTTTTGCGAAGTCTCCAACCATCGCCGCCAGCGCCTGCGCCGGCGTCCTGCCCTCTGCGATATAATTTGCGTAGGCCGTCATGACCTCACCCCGGTCATGCTTCGCTACCACATCATACGCACGGTTGAGCCAGTTGGACGCGATCTCTTCCGCGCCTTCCGACGCGAACGACCGCAGTGCCTTCCTCCACACGGCCTTCCCGCTCAACATGTTCTCGATGATATCGCCCACGGAGTATTTTTCCGTGAAGCCCTCGATCGCGCCCTCGACGATACCGTCGACCAGCGCGTCCGCGTTGGACTTGCCGTTCTGGATCCCCTCATACACGGAGTCCGCCGCGACCTGCGAGCCCATCACCCAGTTCATCGTCTCCGCGACCGCGTCCTTCGCCCCCGCACCGGCCACGCCGCCAAAGGTTCCGACGAGCCCCGTCGAGACCGCCATGTTGACCGCGCTGTCCAGCGCCGACGTGCCCGCCTGATAGAGGAACTGCCCCGTCGGGTTCATATTCTGCATCACGCTCTGCCGAATGCCGGAGGACAGGCGCGACGCGTTGTACGCCGGGCTGTAGATGTTCGTCGGCATATCCTCGTTCTGATAGCCGCCCGCCCACTTCGGCAATACGCCGCGCAGCGACTCCACATTGCCCAGTGCCTTACCGGGCGCCAGCGCCGCAGAGAACAGCGTTGCCGCAGCTTTCCCCGCGAAGGATCCGCTTCCCATCTCCTGCGCCGCCTGGTCGAGCTTCTGCGCGTTGTCGTAGTCGTCCAACACCTTCTGCCATTCCGCCAGCCGCTTGAGCGTGTCGTCGCTGTAGCCTTTTTCGTTGAGCGCCGTCTTCGCGTCGTACTTCGCATACGCCCGCACCTGATATCCGTTCAGTTCCTGCCCGCGGTACTGCCGGAGCAGATTCTGGTCTTCCTTACTCAGGTTCCCGATCGCCTCCTGTGCCCGGGCCAGCACGCTCTGGCTGTCGACCTGCGCCTTGCGCTCCTTCAGCGCGTCGATCTCGTTCTGCAGCTGCGTCACGCTCTTCCCATTTTCCGAAAGCCCGGTCCCGGAGAAATGCGTGTCCGCCTGTTCGATCTCCAGCGCCTCGATCTGCTTGTCCAGCTCCTGCGACGTCCGCCGCATCCCGCGCACCTGATCGCGCTGCGCGGTCTGCGCCGCTTTTGCACGCCGGTTCTGCGCATCCACGTCCTCCCGCACCTGCTGCGTGGCCGGCGCAAACCGGCCGGCCAGCAGTGCGCTCTGTCCCTGCAGCGCCAGCGGCCCAAGCTTCAGCCCCTGCGCCGCCTCCACGCCGCGCAGATAATTCTGGTACGTCCCGTACTGCTTCTGCATGCCAGATGACCGGCTGTATTCCTGCTCCGAAACCTTCCCGGAAACAGCCACGCCATTTCTCGTTTTCTGCGTTGCGTTCACCGCATTTTTATATGCCTCAAACGCCGCGTTCTTCCCCGGCGTCTGATAATTTCTGCTTCTGTAGTTCGGGTCGAACGTCGTATCCTGCACGGCTCCCGGATTCTTGTACTGTTCATATTCGCGCAGCGCGTCAAGCCCGCTCCGTTTGAACGTTGTGGTCTTTCCCTGTGTCTGCGTCTGCCCGTAAGACGTCGCAGAGCTGGCAGCGTATCCGCTGCCAGCTTCGTATTCCTGCAGGGCATCCAGCCCTGTCCGCTTCTTCTTTGCCATGTCCGCCTCCTTATCGTTCCAGCGGGATCCCGAAGCCCGCACGGTTCAGGATCGTCACCAGCTCGTTATACTGTTTCTTGCCCGCCGCGTTGGAAAGACTCAGCTGCCCGGCTACCCCGGCGAACAGCTCATATGCCTTCTGCTTCTGCCCGGCCTGGATCCACTCGGTCATGCCGCGTTTGAGCTGGTTGTAGGTCTGCGCCTGCGCACCGCCCGATCCGCCTTTGTTGTACGTGTTGTCGATGTACCCCTTTCCGGTTCTGCCGGAACTGCTTCTCCCACCGCTGCCTCCGCCGCCGGATTTCTTCGCCGCGGCCTGCTCCGCCGCCAGCGCCTGCAGGTAGGCTGCGTTCTCGTTGTTTGCCTTCTGCGCCCAGTAGTCGAGCATCGTCGCCCACTGGCTCTGGTCCAGCGACCGTTCCGAGTTGTACGCGCTCCGCGCATCCGAAAGATCCGAATAATAATCGCTGACCGTATCCCGGTACCGGCCGTAGTCCGTATCTTCCCGGCCCTTCACGAGGCTGTACTGGTTATAAAGGTCCGTCCCCTCATCCTGATACCGCTGATATGCCTGCTGCTGCAGCTGCGGCACGATGTCGTTGAGGTTCTGCAGATACGCATTGTACGCCTGCTGGCCCACCTGCTCACCGTAGGTTGAGCCATAGCCGCCCGTGAGTGCCGCTGCCTGCCCCATCGTGTCCTGCATGGCCAGCCGCCCGAGCCGCTGGTATTGCTCCCTGTACTGCTGGTACAGAGGATCCGTCCCCATGTCATAGCTGAATTTCTTCCGGTTCCGGATCTGGTCATACAGGCTCGTCAGCTCATCGTCCCATCGCGATTGATACGCGCCCGGCTTGCTGGCCTTGACCTGCTCCAGATACGCCTGCGCCGCTTGTACGCTGCCCGACGGCGTGTACCCGCTCTCCAGCCCGTTCAGCTTGCTTCTCGTGTAGTCCGACACGCCGGACATGGTGTAAGGGCTGTTCCTGGTCTGATAGCTGCCGCCGTAGTTCCTCGTCGTCTGGTTCTTGTTCACCAGCTGCGACTGGTAGCTGCCGTCCGCGTTCACGCCCGTGATGCGGTACGTGCCGCCGCCGGTCACGACCTCGTCGCCGGCCGAAAGCCCAGCCGGGGCCCTGCCGCCCGACTCTACTCGATATACGCTCATAGTCTCACCGCCTTAAAGCTTGAAATGTGTCGCGTACTGCTTCGGCATGTACGCCTGATTGTAGGCATTGAAGTACCCCTGATAGTAGCTGTTGTACTTCGCCGCCTCGTTCGCATACTTCGTTGTCTCCCCGTTGGCGTCGCAGATCTTCATCCCCAGATACCAGCGGTAGATCTCATCATACGGCCACGGGATCAGAAGCTGTGTCTCTAAGTCCACGTCCTCCCCGTAGCCCGTGAACGGCTCCGGTTCCTTCTCGTGCTCGTGCGTACAGATGATATCCCGATACACGATCCCGTCCAGCTCCGACAGCCACCGGACCTTATCCGGCGTCTCGTACTGGTTCGACAGTAACCGGTCGACCGTCTCGATCGCTTCCCGAATTTTCATTTTTCCTCCTTACCAAAAGAAGGGGCATTTCTGCCCCTTCCTCTGCTTCCTGCCGTCATGGGCATTCACTTGTCAGTTGTCCGCCTGCGCGCGGCGGAAGGCTTCCTCCTCCGCCATCCGCGCGTTCATCAGGACTTCATACACCGGCAGCGGGACCTGTACGTCCTTGCCCTTCGGCACCATGAACGTCCGGCCGTTCACCGCCACGAAGCGGCTCTGCTCCTCGTTCTCCTGCCCGCGGGGCAGGTAGATCGTCTTCATGACGTTCCACACGTCTTCCGGGTTTGCCTGTACAGCCGCCGCGGCGGTCTCTTTCGTTGCCATGCTATGTGCTCCTTTCTCAGTTCGCCTCGTCCGTGCCGGAGTATGCGCTGCAGCTCTCCACGCGGACCATGCGGTCCTCGTACAGCAGCTTCGCCGCCATCTCGGCCTTGTAGCCGACGGTCGAGAACTGGTTCAGCGGTCCGCCGATCTCGTCCTTACCCTTGACGATCATCTCAAGATTGCCGCCCTCCGGGTCGATCATCTTGTATGCGTCCTTGCCGAGGAACAGCGTCGCGTACACGCTGTAGTAGACCGCCGGGTTTCCGTCAGCCGCTGCAGTCTTGACCGGGCAGGTCGAGTTGTTGAAGATCTTCGCTTCCGTCGTCTCGACAAACCGGACGCCGTGCAACTCGCCGATCTCACCCGAGAACAGCGGCGTGACGTCTGCATACTTGTGCGCCTCGACCCATGCGTTCGAGGACCGCAGGTCGTATGCGACCGACGGATGGATGATCGCGACATACTTTCCGTCGATCTTCGGAGCCTTCATTTTCTTCAGCGTCGTCACGGCCTTGTTGACCTCGTCCGGCGTCAGCTTCGCCGTCAGGTCGAGGCCCGCGCGGCTGGTGACTGCCGTATGCGCGCCGCCCGCTGCGACCTTGTCGCAGTACTGCACGTTCGAGCCTGCCACGACCGCGTCGCGCACGCGCTTGTCGATGGACGTACCCGCGGAAGCGCCGAGTTCTTCGGTCGCACCCAGGATGACGTTATCCAGCGCATGCAGCTCCAGCTGGTCGGAGACCGTTACATACAGGCCAATCTGCTTGATCGCGCCGGTCGTGCTGGTCTGGCCCATCTTCTGGCCGGTCGGGATGACGCCTTCGGTCAGCTCCTCCGCGTCCTTCAGCGTGTTCCACTTGCGCCACTCGACGGTCTTGCCGTGGTTGCGCGGCAGCGCCTGACGGCCTGCCAGCTGCGCATGCACGAGGTTCGGCCGTGCGTTCTCAAGCAGCTGCGTGTCGTAGAACGTCTTCATGGTCGGTGCCAGCGTGTTGGCGCTGTCAAACGCCGTAGTCGTGCCGGTGCCTGCGTTTACGTAGTTGCCGGTCGCGTTGACGAGCGTACCGGCGTCAGCAAAAAACTGAAATCCGACTTTGGATTGAAACATAGCTTCTTATCTCCTTTCTCAGGGGATCACTCGTTCCCCTCTTGCCGCGCGGCGGCGCATGTCCTCCACCTCCGCGCGTGACCAGTGTGTTTTCATCGGGACGTTCTCTCCGCCCGCAGCGCCGGAGCCGATCTCCTGCGGCCGCGCGCCCTGCGCCTGGATGGTCCGCATGACGTTCTCCCTCGCCTGGTTCGCCACCAGCTGCGCCTGTGCCTGTGCGATCTCCTGCTGGTGGATGACCTCATAGGCCGTCTTCGGCGGCACGCCCGCGCCCATGAGCCGCGCAAAATCCGGGTTCTGCATCTCGGTCTCAAAGTCCGCGCCGTACCGCGCCGTTACATCCCGGGCAAAGTCTGCCTGGATCCCGGCGAAGGCTTCTCGCATCTGGTACTCCTGCAGCTGCCGCCGCATGGCCGTATTCTCGGCCCGGCCCGCGTACTCCTTTTTGAGCGCGTCCGTCGTCGTGCCCTTTTCCATGGCCTCCGCGCTGTAAAGCCGCTCGTCAACGGAAAAGCGCTGTGCCAGTGCCGCGAAGTCCGTCTTCCGCGGGTCCGACGTGTCGATCCCATAGAGCGCGCCCAGCTGGTCAATGATCGGAGCCATGGCCTCCGCCTGCCCCTTGTACTGGTTCAGCCCGCGCACCCGCTGCTTTACGACCTTCTGCACCGCAGAATCAAAGTCCTGCTTGTAGCGGCCCCGGATCAGACTGTCAAACGTTTCTTCCTGCTGCGTACCCTGTCCCTGAGCGTCTGGGACGTTGACCGGCTGCTGCTGCACCTGCGCCTGTGCGGCTGCCTCCTGCCCGCTCTGCTGACCGGCGACGTCAGCTGCGCCCGTGGTCTGAGCGCCTGCGCCCGTGAATTCGCCTTCCATGCTATAAATTCCTTTCTGGCGTTTATTCTAAAATCATCGTAGCACAAACTTTTCCCAACTTCACCCCACGCCAGCCAGAAATAATCTCGCCGGAATGGGCCGCCGCAAGCGGCGGCTCTTATCCTCTGAGATCATTTCTTCCTTTCCGACGCGCAAGCCGAGCTTGTGCGTCGGTTCTTATCCCGGCTGCGTGCTTTCTTCCGACTTTTTGCGCGCATTCTCCACGATCTTCGGCTCCTGCGTCTCGCCGGTGTTGATCTCCGGCTTTTTTGCTGCCGCGGCGCTCGCCTGCGGGACTGCCTGTCCGCCCTCCTGCAGGATCTGCTGCGCCAGCCCCTCACCCATGACCGGATCGTACCGGTCTGCCAACGCCAGCGCCAACTGCTGCCACTCGACCAGCCGCTGCTGCAAGTCCGCGTTCTCCTGGACCTTCTGGATGATTGAGTCCTTCCCGTCAAAGTCCATCATGTCGAGCGTTGCAAGCGTCTGGTCGACCATCTGCGGGTTGAAGAACCCCAGCTGGAAGAACTGCAGCGCCAGCTCATTCTGCGCCATGGACGCGTACTCGCTTGCCTTCTGCGCCGATACCTCAATGTCGAAGACCGGTTTCCGCAGCCCGTCCGGCTGTCCGTTCGCGCCGTAGAGCGTCTGTGGCTGCAGCCCCTGATTGCTGTACTGTACGAACTGCTCTGCCCCGCGCTGCCCGATGATCCGGAACTGCCGCGGCAGATCATAGAACTGCCGGATGCGCTCAATGACCATCCGGATCATCCGCGCGTAGGCCCGGTAAGCCGACTTTGTGGAGTCCTTGCTACTCCGGCCGGACGCCTCCTGCAGCGCTGCAATGGCCGAGGCCGCCGTTACGCCGGAGCTCGCCGCGCCGTTGTTGACGTCCGTGTTTCCCGTTGTCCACTTGAGCTCCTCGATCTTGTTCTGCAGAATGGCGATATAATTGCTGTTGAGCATGTTGACCTGGATCGGCTGTAGACTGTCCTGCCCCAGATTCCCATCCACATGAACGAACGGCTTCGTCCAGTCCGCAAACTCCTGCTCATTGACCGACCCGTCCGACCGCTTGAACCACCGGGGCGTCGTCGTCATGATCGCGTTCTTCACGATCGCCTGGTTCATCCGGTCGATCTGCTCCTGCGTCGACTTGCCGATGTCGATATACCCATACCCGGCAATGCTGCCCTCCACCGGGAACAGCGCGTCGACCACGAACGGGTATTCCCCGTCGTCATACAGGCCCGTCTCCGCCATTGGCTTTCCGACCGGCTGCTGCACGATGCTGCCGTCCGGCATGGTCATCGTGTCATACCGCTGCTCTGTGTCGTTTTCCGTCGCCTGCAGGATGGTGTCGCCCACCAGCTTCGCAAAGTGCAGCACCTGCCGTCCGTTCTGATATTTCTTGTAATACCAGTCCACCACCATCGACTTGTTGTCAAAATTGATGACGTCGTCCGTGTTGTACTTCTGCTGGATTTGCGGATTGGAGTTAAGCTTTCCCCGCAGCTCCGGGTACTTCTCGACCAGCAGATCGTTGTCCACCATCTCCGTCAGGAAGATGTTCTTCGACTTCTGCAGATCCCGCACGCCCGGCTCCCAAAAGAAAGACAGAATATCCACCGGCTGCACCGAGATATCCCCGAGGCCGTTCAGCTTCGAAGAATCCCACTTCACGTGCCAGATGAGCGTGCCCTGCTTGAGTTTCGTCCACTGGCTGTCTGAATAGACCTCTTCGAAGTCGTTCTGTTCCAGAATGACCGGCAG